TTTAAAACGCTCGTGCTGCTGTTTGCTTTGTTCTTCATTCTTCTTATAGCGATTAAAAAAGTCATAAGCTTCTTGCTGTTCTTTGGATACGCCTGATTTCAACTTGATTTCATCGTAATATTTTCCTTTAAGATCTTCAAGAAAGTTTTTGGCTTTAGCAACCTCTTCTTTGAATGCGAGTTTTTTCTTTCTGATGTCTCGCTCATCATCTTCGTCTTCGTCATAACTGAATTCATCTTCCATAAGAAATTGTATTTCTTCAGCGTCTAAATGCGGTCTTGACTTTTTATAATATTCTTTTAATAATGCTTCATTGTTTATTGAAGAATAATCTGTATTAAGTCTAACATAATCTTCAACTGTTCCACCGGTTTCTTCCATAAAAGAAACTAACTTTTCAATGTTCTCTGGTAATGGTTTTCCCGTGGTAGCATTTTCGTTAATGTGCTCTTTTAATTCGGCGGTTGTATCTTTTACTCCTTGAACTATTTCTTGTTCTGTGATTTCTTGAATAACATTTTCAAAGGACCCTTCGTTTCCTTGTCCCACTTCTTGCAATCCCATTTCGGATTGTCCTGTGCGTAACACGCTATCCTCTGTGCTTTGCTCTTGAATGGCATTTTCTTCTTGTTTAGGGATTACTACTTTAATTGGCTCCTCAAATTCTTTTTTTTCTGTTAAATCAACTTTTGTGACTTGAGCAGAGGTATTTAAGCTCTTTGGCTTTTTGCTTTTGGAAAGTTTAAATTCTCCTTCTTGTTTAATTTGTTCTGACATGATATAATAATATAAAATTGGTTAATCTATTTTTACTCGCCTAACATTTTATTGAAATCGCTCATAATATCTTGATCTGACGTTTCAAAATCTTGGGGCATAGTATTGTTTTTTCTTTGATCAATTAATGCAGATTGCTGAGTAGCTTGTATTTTTGTTCTGTTATCTTTTCTATCTTCAGCCTCTTGAGCGTTCTTATTAATAACCTGCTCTTTTAATTGAGCTAATTGCATATCAAACTGGAACTGTATTTGCATCAATTGCTTTTTAATTTCAGCTTCCATCTGCATTCTTTGAATTTCAAATTGAGATTTTGCTTGCTCAATATTTACAGTTTCCTGCGTTAATGCTTGTTGCTTTTGTACTTCAAATAATGCTGCTTTTTCTGCTGTTTGTTGATTTGCTTGGGCCTGCGCTTGGATATTGGCCATCTGAGCTTCTTGAGTAGCTTTTGCTTTTTTCTTCTTTCTAAATTTTAAAGTTTGATTTGCTAACTTTAAATTCTTTATTTGTCGAATATCTATAGCGTCATCCAGATCAATGCTACCACTTTGTAAAGCCACCTGAATATTTTGTTCAAGCATTGCTTTTTCTTCTTCATCCGGCTCTAACTCTAAATAAATACCAAAGTCATAAAGGTTTAAATACTTAATTTCCTTTAAAGTTTCAACATTATAAAGAGTAATACTTTCTTCCAATGTTTTTGCTAATAACGGGAAGTCCAAAACATCTGCAATTCTAAGAGATATATTCTCGCAAGCTCTTAATGTTAAAAATAAACTAGATTGCAATATATGTTTAGTAGCTGTATTAGAAGCATTAGCTGCCATTTTTTGCAAGCCAACTAATGTGTCTTGTTCTGGCATACTTCCATCACGAGCCTCATTAAGGCCGGTTACATCACGTATTAATTGCAAATAATATTGGTATGTCTGTATTAATGAAGCAATCTTAGCTTGACCCGATGAGCTTGTTAATTCTTGAATAGGCACCTTACCTTGATTAAGTCCACCATCCTGGCTCATAGATCTACCAACAATACTACCAGTTTGGAAATACATATTTAATGCTTCCGCTGGATTGTAGTTAGTTCCATTGCCTAAGTCAACCTCGGCTAGTCCATCAACATCTATGAATACTCCATCCGGTATCATTTTTGACATCACTTGTTGTAATTTTAAGTGAGTCAATTGAATCATATCGGCAAACCCAGTAATTCTATTTACGATAGAATCAATTCTACCTTTATACATTCTAGGTGCTGTAATAACATAATTCATTTCAACCTTTGTCATGTTAGAATATGGACGAGACATGTTTTCCGAAAGTTTCCATTCTAACATAGTATTAGTTCCAAGGATTTTAGCCCCTGTGTATAATACTTCTATTGTTCTTGATACACGATCAAATTTATCATTTTGAGGCGGATTAAAGTCATCAGTTTTTTCGATAACTTTTTCCATGCCATTCTCATTGTATTTTATTTTATACACCTGATTCATATAAGTCTTATATTCAAAATATAAAACTTGCACGGTGTTTTCGTCGTAATTGCCCCAGCCAGTTATATATTGTCTATTACCCGGCATTTGTTGGATTCTATATAATTCCTCTTCTGATATATGAGGAAATTGCATTTTTAATTCTGGTATAGTTACCGCTTTAACCTCACCTACGTAGTATACGTCTTCAAAGTTCGGATCTTCTGTATAAGAATAAACTAAATAGGCAGGATCCACATATTCAGTTTTAATACCTTCGCTTACATTAAAGTTTGTTTTAACGCAAGCAATTCCAAGAACAGTTAAGTCATAATTAAGCCTTCTTCTAACAAGATCCCACTTATTTTGGGCAAGCACATTATTAATAGCTTCTTCCTCCGCAATCTCGACAGACTGTTTATAGTTAAGCTGCATATGTAATTCAAGTTCTTCTTTTGTTTCTGGTAAATCATCTTTGCTTAAAGACGAGCTAGCGAAATTAGCTCCAGTTAAAGAATTTGCTTTAGCAATAAGGTCCTGCGAGTACATGTCCCTTAATATAGCTTGAGCATAATTTGTTTTTTGCTTTATTGATTCTGGATCTTGGGCATATGCTCTAATATCGTAACCTTTTTGCGACATACCATTAACAACAATATCTACAAACTTAGATATCACAGGAACCGGTTTCCAATCTAAATTTAAATAAGAAACATCCCCGTTTGTAGCTAATTCATCTTTATACTTTTGTACAGATTGTTCTCCTCTTGCATATAATCTTAATTGATGAAAGTTATTCCAATTAGTTAAATATCTGTTTTGTGTAGTCCTTCCTTGGTCAAACCATTCTTGTTCAATAGCACGTGATACCTGTAGTCCGTATTCTTCAGATGCCTTTACTGAATCAGGTACTACCTGGCTAGGAAATGCACTATTTGTATTTGTGTATATATTCATCTATTTGTATATTTTTGATAAAGAACCTGTATTATCGTATTTCTTAATACCTAAATTATGATTTTGTCTAATTATTGGATTTGTTGGAACGTATCTATTTTTGTTGCAAGCCATGATGGCTAAACCGGAGCTAATAGCGGCATCGTATTTTGTTCTATCGTTTATATTAAATCTAGCCCAATCGTTCAATGTTCTATTAAAATACATATTACCATATCCATGTTCTGTAAACCCAATATGATCCTCTATATAAGACTCTATTGCTGCTGCGTGAGCTTGTTTAATGTCTTCGCTCGAGTTTGGTATACCTCCTATTTCTTTCTCAGTTATAGAAAGTTTATTCCATACCTTGTCTGGCCTATTCATTGAAAATCCTCTGTAACCTCTTCTTTTAAAATGGAATAATAATCTTGGTTTATTATTTTCAGCCAAAATTGGCATTCCATAAAAAACACAAGCCATTAAAACATCCTCAAAAAATATTTCAGCTGTTTGAGGTCTTGCAATATATTCTAAGAAAAAAGTATTTGGTGGTACATCTTCCATAGAGAATTTAGTTAATCCACTTAACGCCCCATTTGATCCTTTGCCATCTACAGTACCTGAGATATCATAAGGGTCACACCCAAATGCTCCGCAATCTTCATTGCCAGGATATTTCATCCCATTTTTTATTATTACGCGGTTTTGTAGATTTATAGGTGGAATCCAAGAAACTAAGAATCTACCATCTTTATTTGGATAAAATATTACTCGGGTATCTGGTATACCGTTTTCCCATTGAAAACTTCCTTGGGTTAATACAGCTGTATTTCTAAGATCCTCATTGTAATCAATCTGCTCATATATTTTGGTAAGATTGAATAAAGATTGTTTTGTTTCGTCTCGGAATGCGTGTTGTTCGGTTCTAGGAAATTGACGATAATATTCGTTTAATGCATCTGAGTCATTCTTTAAGCCGTCTACCTCATTTTGCCAATGCTCAATAACCCCATAATCTATTTCATTCCCATCTATACCTTTTATCGGGATTTTTGGAGTGTCGAATACAGGTACGCCATGAGTATCAATGAATCCCTCGTACGACCATTCCATAGGTATGAACAAACTATATAATCCTGAGCTAGTCTGTCCATTGCGGTTTCTTTTCGTAACGTCGGAATCATAATATAATTTTTTAAAATTGTCTCCTCCTTTATCTAAAGCATTTGATGTTGATCCCATCATACACTTACCAATAATTCTACTACCTAAACGTAAACACGTTTTAGTAACGCGCCAGTTATTTAATATATTGTCTGGTTTCAACCATTTACCACTCTCATCATGGACAAGCAACTTTAGCTTTTCCCCATCATAAGAGTTATCCCCTGTATTTTTCCAGTCAATTGTTGTATCTAATCCATCCAGCTCTAAAGCATTTTCGTTAGCGTCCAGTTTTCTTCTTGTAAATTTAGACGCTGGAACTCTATACGCTAATTCAGTTTTAGGACGATCCATACCGTCTTGAATTGGTTTAAAAAAGAAAGGGTAGTTAATCGAGATTGGGACAACCTTGTCTGTAAACATTGTTTTTGCGTCAGCTCCAGATTTTGATAATATACCGAATCTAGAATCGCTTGATATGGTTGCTTGATTTACTAATTCAGCAGAAGACATAAATGAAAATCCAGAACGTCTATTTTTTAAATAACACATTCCATAACATCTTGGATCAGCCTTGCATGCTTCCCAAAATATAAAAAATAATCTATTTGATTCCCTAAAGTCCGGCGCTCCAACGTCTATCTTACTCCATTGCAGGTACATATAATGCGTGCCAGTTATGTAAGTGGGCTTCCCATTATTGTAAAATGAAAATCCTTCCTCTCTGTATTTAAATTCGTTGTCTATATAATCATACCAACGATCTTTAAATGCATCTGTTTGCTTTGCCCAATCAAATGTGCTTTTTATTCTGCTTAACTCTTTTGGGAATTCCATTTGTTCCCAATATTGTTCTTCTTTGTTTTTAGATCTGCAATAAGTGGATTCTAATAGCGGTAAAGCAATTTTTAAATTTTGGATCTCAATGATTTCACCAATCTTTCCATTCTTACTAATAACAACCATATCATGGTCTTTATTATACCCATATTTCCATTTATTATGTCGGTTATTTTGTTTTATAACACTAGATTTTACATAATCCGGTATTACTTTATAAAGTGTTTGCTGGTACATTACTTAGATCTCCCTTCTGCAAATCCTTTAAAAACTTTAACCTCTGTTTCCTTGCTGTCTTCTAGCAATATCCTTTCCTCTTCTTGGATTCTACTTAAGATCTCAAAAGCATCAAATATAGCCAATTTTTTAGTAGCAGCGGCGTTTTTTAATTTATCCGCAGATAGATCATCTTCTCCGTTATCTAAAATTGCTTCTTCAGCAACTTTAATTAACTCCAATACTGCTTTGTGCCCAGCGTGGATTATGTTCTGCTTCGTCTCCTTTATATTCATATTTAATTACAATATCATTAGATTTCATACAGTAGAGTCTGTGTCCATCGACAATAAACTCAAATTCTCCGTTAGGAGTATATCCAACAAGGTCTCCCTCGTTTATTTTCATCGCTTTTAAGGAGTCATTTCCATATTTTAATATTCCAATAAGCTTACGTTCTTTTTCGTGGCTTAAATGTGAAGTATTTTTTAATGGTTTTATAAAGCATCTATCTCCAAAAGACTTCCAATCCTGTCCTTCTTTTTTATATAAATAGATTTGGTCTGCTCCTACAAAGTAAAGATCATCTTGAAAATATGATCTACTATTTTTTTGGTTACCCCTTATATCATAAAATCTTCTAAATACATTATGATGTATTGTAACCAAATCACCTTTTTTAATTACAGTTTCATACGCTAATGGTACTTCAACTATTTCTGCTAGATTATTTACAGATTTAAAACTTTCTATCTTAGTATTTATTATTAACTCTTTACCGTCAATATTTACTTTGTTTTCATATCTTGCTCCAACAGGTTTTACAATAAAATCAAATACGCTTTTCATTAATACTCTAAATCCTATTCTAGCGCAATTGCCATATTGGAATTAAATTTTTTCCAAGGCATGATCTCATCGGATTTTTTTATATAAATCATACAAGAGCTGTCAGAACTTTCAAGTATACAGGCGATCTCATGACCGCCATACACTTGTTGTCCTATTGAATAATGCATTGCCTCGTTTTTATAATCAGTACCTATACTGATTTTTCTAATAACAACTTCCATTATTCCTTATTTTCTTCCTGCTCTTTAATTTCAGTATATGATCCATCCTCTAAATTAATATTTACAGCGCCATATTGTGCTTGTAATTCACCTTTAAAAGATTCAATTGTTTCATTCAAGTCTCTTAATTGGTGTAGAAACCCATGTTTTTGGGATTCTACAATGCCTATATTTGTAAGCAATGCGTTAAGATCTTTTTGTTGATTTGTAATTGTTTGTAATTGTTCTGGTGTGATTTGTTTTACTACTTCCATTTTATTTAATTTAATTGTTAATTGTTATTATGATAATGTTAAAAGATATTTTAATTTTGCTGTTTCTCCAGATAGCGCTTGAGCCATATTACATATGTCACCATATCCTTTAGACTCACCAAATGCCTCTAGTTCTTTTGAGAACTCCATCACTCGGTCGGCAACATCCATAGCGTCTGCTTTATTTCCAATTAATTCAATTTTCATTGATTGAATCCTTTTTCCAGTATATCCCATTAATTTTTCTACTACATCATCTTTAAAGTCTTGTAAGAATTCGTAGAATGATCCGGTAGCTTTATGCTCCGCATAACTTCTTGTTTGCCAATGAATCATGTGAATCTGCTCGTGAAAGAACGCTAATTTTCCTGCTATTTCTTCTGTTGTCATTTTATTTTATTTTATTATTATGTTGGGCAAGTGAGTAATGGCCCTATAACTAAACCTAAATTATTTACAGAGTATCCTCCAATTTGTCCTATTAATTCGCTTGTATTTTCAGGACCACCACTTGCAAATGGTATAGTCATTTCCGGATCTGTATATACGTATATTCCTGGTTCAAATACACTTGACGTAGAATAAACTATTGTTTGCCTCCCAATGCAACTCTCTATTAATAAAGATCCACCTCTTCCACTTGTGCTATTAGGCCAGCCAATGCCTATACCCATTCTCATTATCTTAACCCTACTATATCACCAGCGGTTGTTACAGTTGTTCCGTCATACTGTGACCAAACGTTAGATACCATTACGGGCATAAATGTACCACTTGGCACGTTTTTAAATAGAGTAGCGTTTGGAGCATAAGATCCTTCAATGTTTCCACCAACCACATTTACTAAAACATCACCGCCTGTTCCAATATATAAAGCGCAAGCGGGGTCTATATTAAACGCTCCTTCACCAGTAAGTGCATCTCCTTCTACTCTAGCTCTTAATGCTTGTGTTCCAAAATCCGGTTGATTACCAAATTGTCCCATAATTTATTTTTTAAATATTTTGCTGTATATACCTTGTTTCTTTTTCATGAAGCCCCTTTTTGACATAGGGAACTCTAATACAATATCACCCGGAAACTTATAGTTTTTACCAGGCTCCATTACTTTTTTATTGCCTTTATTGTCAATACCTAAAACGGGGAACTCTACGTTTTCCATAGTGATGTCCCCGCTTGGTATTACATTATAAGGTCTATCTTTATCAGGACTATCTTTTTTATAACCTTCTGTTGATAGATTTTTCATTTATTAGTCTGCTGTAGTGAATCTTGTTGTTACCCAACTTTTAGCTTTTTCAAAAAGATTTTCTTTTGGATCAAACCCGTATTGCCCTGTTTTTTTGTTCTTAACAGCGTATGGCATATTCATTTCAACTTTATTATTTCGCGAATAAGTTATGTTTCCTTCGGTATTTCTACCTTTATTAACATTCATGTCGCCAAAACCAGCCTTGCTTCTAGTCGCATTAGCAGCTTTATTACCTGCCATTACATTTTGGTAATCAGTGCCTCCTCTAGCTTTAGACGCAAGCGTACTATCAATTTTAGCGATTTTTTCTACAGCTACTCTTTTTTTGTTAAATGCTGTTACCTCGTCTATTTTATCTCCTAATTCTTTAGAGATATTGGTTGGTGAAAATCTATTAAACTCCGACGTCTTCGGGTTTGACCCTTTCTCTTGGTGCATTGGAGATTGGTCAAAAACCTGAGGAATACCATATCCTGTTTTTTTACGATTACCTCTCCCTGGGGTTTGTTTATAAGCCATTTTTTTTTAATTTTTGTTTTGTAAATATTATTTTTTATTTTACCCTTCTGTAGATTAAAACCGCGCCTTCTTCGCCTTTTATAACACAAGCCAACGTGTTATCATCCAAAAAGTAATAAGTGCTTTCTACTGTGTAATTTTTTGGAGCAAAAGTAGTAACAGTAAATACTTTATCTTTTTCTACTCTTAATGTAATTAAGTCTAATTCATCTCCAGAGGTTTGACTAATTTCCTGCATTTGCAGTATACCTTGTGTATCTTTCCAAAAGAACAATTGAGTAGATTCCTCTGTTGGTTTCCAATAACCAATTAAGTCATTAGTATTAATTTTTGGTCTAAAGTTTAATCCTTGAGAAAAACCATTTAAACTAAATAATGCAATTGCGATAACAAAAAATACTTTTTTCATAATTAAATAATATTAGATTTATATAATATTATTATTACGCGTATTTATTGCTTTTTATAAGCTTCTGCTTCCCAAGGTAGTTTTTTGGAACCTTCTTTCATTTTCTTTCTAGAATACTTTTTACCTTTCCATATTACATGAGAGTCCGTATAATCCAAATCTCCTCTCTTCATTTGATCTATATGGACTTTCTCATGCTCTATAGTCTTATTTTTTTTTAATTCTAGTGGAGAAATATTTTTGTTTACAAGAATAGTTCCATTGTTTTGAGCCATACCCAAAATGTTGTCATCCATGTCTACGCTATATACTGGTGTGTGGTCCGTGTTGTACGGAGCTCCTTTCATTATGAATGCCATCGTAATAGAACATTTTATTTATTAACAAATTTGGGTCATTTAATGCTTCCTGACGTTTTGAGCATCCACAAGGAACGCCTGTAGCATCAGATATTTTATTAACCACTTTATCAATACCAGTTAAAGATGTTATATTCTTTATAGTATCTCCTAAGCCCGTCGGTTTCATATTAGCATTTTTTCATTTTTGGCGCAGGTGATTTTTTATTCTTCATTGCAGCCTGAGCGTTGTCAGCATAATTTTTTCTGGCGCTTGCTTTTAATTTTGGATTGCTTGCTTCTTTAATATCGTATGCTGTTTTCTTACTTACTTTTTTCATAATATTGTTTTATATAATATGTTATTTAATAGATTAAATTCCCTATAAACATAAATCTATAGGGAATTTAAATTAATAATTATGCTACAGTTGGAGCAGCTGCGATAACAATTCCAGTAGGCATTTCAACAGTTGTTAAAGTAGGCCCTGCAGGATTTAAGATTGCTTTGTTAACAGCAGCAACAGTAGCAGCACCTCCACCAGCGGTAGTGGTAAATGTATAAGATTTTCCATTAGCATAGATTACAAATGACGCTGTGCCAACGTAACCTACATATGCAATTTCTGCTACATTAAAAAGAAATGGGTTTGAAGCACTTAATGTGTTCGGGATCGCGATAAATTTTACCATTGTGTTTAGTTTTAGTTTTAGTTGTTTTTATTGTTTGTGTTTATTTAATCAATTCCAAAAGATTCATCACCTTTATTTGCGTTTCTTCTATAAGAAGCTATTTTACGGTCTTCTATTCTTTTATTAAATTCAGCCGATTGTTTAGCGTTATCTATAGCGCTTTTAACTCCTAATGGATCAAAAACGTTATTTATAGTTTTCTTTGCGTTTTCTATTTTGGCTTCTTTACCCGCGGTATCTTCTTTGACTTCAGGCTCCGGATCTTTTTTAGATCCCATGTTTGATAATGCACTGCCTATAGATTTACTAAAAGACTCAATAGCCTTGTTTGCGGCATCATTATTATATAGGGCATTTGGGTTATACCCACCGTCTTGATAAGCTCCTCCTTCTTGAGGAACTATACTTCTCTGCAAATGAAACGGAGAACTTGTATTTTTTTTAACTAGGTTAAGGGACATAATATTAAAACTTTCCTTTAGCTCTTTGTGTTATTGGCGCAGGGTTATATGTTGGTTGATCAAATCTTAATTTGATACCATTCTTGCCTGAGCTAGACCCTTTTCCTTTTGGGTACCCTGTTGTGTCAAATGGACCTGCCCAAAGAGCATCAGCTCCAACACCTGACATTTTTGCTTCCTTATCAAAAGGAGTTACCGGATGTAATTTTGCTTTTATATTCATAATTATTGATTTGAAATATCGTAAAATGGTGTAATTGGTTGTTGTACTCCGCTTGGCGGCATTAATGGTTGCCCTGTATTGCCAGTAACTAAAGCATTAATGTCTGGTCCCATAGATGGATTTGTTGGATCCATTGGAGGCACATACCCCTGACTTGTCATTTGCATTAATGGAGCATTGCCTACGCTTCTGTTAAATGTACCTGGCATTTCTTGCCCAAACATTCCGCTAATAGCGCCTTGATTAGACATTGCTTTTGGGCTAATAGGTGTTTGCGGGCGAGGGTTTACTTGCCCAACTATAGTATTTCCCATGGTCTCTTCTGTTAGTTGAGCAGCTCCATTAAGCATTGAAGCTTGAGTCATTGCTCCTTTTGTTGGGATTGAGTTAAAATTCATCATATTTATTTCTTGTTTTATCTTTGTTTACATGCTCTATAGCTGTTATCATAACATTATCCATGTAGGTTTTACCTTTCATTATTACATTGCGATGATTGCTAGTTGGCAAATCCTCTTTACCCAGCATTATACGGTACATTCTACTTATTAGTTGTTTACACTTAAATGAGACTTTATATATATTGTATTTTTGGGTTGTGTGGTTTCTATTTCGCCACACTACTATCCACCCTTCTTTTAACACACTGTTCCAGCGCTTATTGTCCCAACTATATGCGTATGTACCTATCTTAT